TCTACAAATACGCCCCATCTATTATTAGTGCCATCTACTACAATCTTATTGTTAAAGTCTATATCGCCAATCTGAGGAATGTTACCACCTTGCCCAGCATTGCCATCGTGTTTATGTCCAGTAGAACTATCACTACTAGAAGAATATGTAAAAGCGTTTACAATTTGGTTGTATTCATTATTAAACAAAGAAGATGTAATTGTATCTCCGTCTGAAAATGAACTCTGTCGCGTATAATTCTGGGCCATTTAATTTATCTCCTACCTGCTGGCATATAGTCTACATAAACACCGTTGACAGCGTATGCTGCTTTTTGATCTTCACTTGAAATTCTAAAGCTACAAGTGTTGCCTGAACCTTCTAATGTTATTCTTTCCATAGGGTCGCTTGTTGCTCCAAATGTCACTGCGTTAAAAAGAGAAGTCCCAAAGATAGCAGGTAAAGCAATCGTAGAAATATCACGCGCTTCTGGCTGCGGTACTTCAGGATCTTCATAATCATATCTAACTCTAAAAGAAGGAAGAACTTCTCCTTCGGGACTAAAAGAAACTCTTGCGTATTTTAAAGTTTTTCTAGTACCTACATCTCCAAAATCAAAGTTAGGTGTTTCGTATACGGCAGAGATATCTGTAGCTGCACCAGCAGCATAAAAAGAATTACCGCTTGTGTGGTTGTATATGTAGCCGTCTTTATCTCCGTGATACACTTTTTCTATACCATCTGAATCTAAGTCAGATATAAAACCTAGTGCTTGAATACCTAATGTCTCTGACCAAGCAAAACCATTAGGTGTTAAAGTTCCTATAATACCTCTAGCAACTGTTGTGCTTTCTGTATTTGTGCTGTAGAACAATCTATACTGTGACTTACTTCTTAGTACAGCACTTGTAATAATATATCCTGAGTTAGCCGCAACGTCTGAAATAATACTCTGTATTTGTCGGCTAACACTTCCTAATTCAACGTCACCAATTCTTGCTGTACCTGCAACAGTACGTACACCGTCAGGAGAAAGGAATAAAAGGTCACCACCAATTTCCTGAATACTACCGCCTGACAAGCAGCCTACGTTAGTTGTTACAGGAGTTACGGCAATAGAGTTAGCGTCATTTATATTAGAAAGCTTATGAATGCTATTTTTACAGAATATAATAAGGTCACTACGAAAACTTGCTAGACCTACAACAGCGTCAGAGATCACTACGCTTCCTGATCCACTACTGCTAAAGCTATCTATATCATTTGTACCGCTATAGTAGATAGTATTCTTAGCTGTGGGTGCACCTGCAACAACTAGATGCTTGTCGTGTATAACACCTACAGCAGGCCCAGTTGTACCGCTTACTGTTATTTCTTTTACAAAAAAGGTACGTGTTGTTAAACCACCAGTTCCTGTCATCTGGAAAAGCAATGGCTCGTTTACACCATCACATATTATTATTTCACCGTAGTCTGAAGTACCTTCATAGATTGCAAAAGTACAACGACCTTGGCTTGCTCTAGTTGCTACTGAACGTCCTGTAAAAGTGCTGTAGTTATCGCCACTAGAATGTACAGAAGCTTTATTTAGCTGTAGCCAAGTATCTTCACCGTCTATGCTAAAGAATATATCTGTACCGGAGCAAACGATAACACCGTCACCATATATAGCCATACCTAAAATAGTATTAGTACCGTTAGGCTTAGTATCTCCAAAAGCAGAAAAGCCATCTATACGTCTATAACCACCATCAGGATCAACCTCAAAGTTTCTTAGCCGTGTAGCTTGTCCCGGCTGCTGAAGCATCTCTAGCTGATTTAGGTTGACGTTTAATCCACCTTTGCAAGAATATCCCCAAGGCTGCGACATTAGATAAATCTCATTCTATCGTCTTTAAAATATCCCGGCGTAGGTTCCATAAGATGAAGCTTCATCAACTTTAATCCTCTTTTGTAATCTTCTAAAGCGAATGCAGCAGCCTGCGGATTCTCTTTGAACTGGTGCATAAAGTATCTTGCTCTAGCCAGTAGTACAGGCTTGTAAGTGTCAGCAAAAACAATAGCATCGCCATAAGCATCTAGCTGTGTAGGAAGATCAAAGGCGTAGTACCAGATACGATATACTTGATCTGGAATAGGACTTAAACCAAACTTACGGCTGTCAGGGCTTCTCACGACTCTACTAGGTACGCCATACTGTTGAGTATCTGCGTCATCTTGATTCTGAGAAACTCTAAAGAAGTCTTTCCATTCTTCGGTAGTCGTGTATTTAATATTACGAATAGTGTAAGGTGCTGACTCTCCTGAAACGCCTACAGTAGTTAGTAGGAAGTTGTCCCAATCAATATAACCGTAGTCAGTAGTAACGCTGCTAGAAGCTGGTTTAAGCTCGTACCATCGTGTACCTGCTACAGTCTCTACGTACACATTACCGTACATAGGATCAGTCTCACCGCTTTCACCTGTGGACAAGAAAGGCCATTGAGGTTCTTCATTAACAATATCTAGATAAGCCCTATTAACGCAGTCTTTAGCGTGTTGCTGTACACCAATAGCATTAGCAAACGTAGCTGAAGTTAGTGCAACCTCATTCAGCTCTCGCAGCAGTTCATTTGTTAATTGAAGAAATGTAGTAGCCATTATTTTTTATGCGTCCTTTGAACCGGGAAATCAACTGCTTTACTTGCACCCTTGTGAGGCTTAAAACCATCTTTAGGATCTTTCATGATCTTATAGGCTTTCTCAACCTTCATCCAATGGTAACCTTTAGGAGCATCTACTTTCATCGTTTTACCTTTTTTGAAGTTTTACTTCCGCAGCTTTTTTCCATGTCAGCAATAGAAGCGTAACCGCCTTTGTTGTATTTAATTGCGTTACTACCACCTTTATTAAACATTGCTCTGTTTTCTATTCCCATTGGCGCTATAGGAGGCTGCTCAAATGAGGAAATAGAATTATACATAACAGGCTGTTGATTTGCAGCAGCAGCTTTAACTTTTTTAAAAAAGTTTTCTTTAAATTCTTTAAACATTAGTCTTGCTCCATATCAAAAGTTTTAGAAGTCTCTCTTGCTATATCTATTTCTTTCTTGTCTCCAAAGATACGATCATAGTTTTCCTGATATTTATCCTTGTCAAAACCCTTACGAAAACGACTTTCTGGTGAGACAATCGCTTTCCTAAACATTACAGGCTTATCATTGTTTCCTATTTGTGGCATCTTTAATTCCTTTGTGTAAAAAGAAAAGGGGGCTTTTTACGGCCCCCAAGTCTTATTTAGTCAATGCCGTAGAAAGCTGAAACCAGAGCATCTGGTCGCAGTACTTTAGCACCGTATACGTGCAGACCACGTACAATGTCACCAAAACTATCTGGGTCACGAATGACCTCAGTGCTAGTAATAGTCTGAGCCGTAGCTGTAGAAGACATATGACCAGCAAGACATTGACCAGCAGCGTTAGACGTTGCAGCAATGTTATTAGTTTTGTACATGTCAAATCCACGCAGCTTACCAGAGCTTACCAAACCATTACGGATGGAGCCTTGACCAGCGTTGTAGTCAACAGACAAGAGCTTAGAAGAACTTTGTACAAGGACTTCGTAGAACTCTGGATTAGCCAAGAACCAACGACCTTCTTCTGGAACATTAGCTTCGTCTAGAAGACGGGCCATGTGAGAAAGAACGTCAATAGGATCATGCTCGCCTGAAGCAAAACCGATGTCCAAGTTACCAGTACCGTCAAAAGTACCACCAGCAAGGTCAGTTGCGCTGTCAGAACCAAGAATGTGGTTCGGGCTTGCTGCAGAAACGCCTGCGATCATAGAAGCAATTACACCTTCGTCAAAAGCATCACGCAAAGCGTAAGCTGCAGAAGAGGTTGCTACGTCACGGAAGTTTACATGCGACATGTTTGTTTCAATATCATCAACGATGAACTTAAATGCGTTAGCAGTATCAACAACCAAAGTTACTTCTTGGTCGGTCAATTTAGTCTGCGTTACATCAGCACCACGCTCATACTGGTAAACAGTAATTTCGGGTTCTTTGATGATTCGTACAGTATCGCCAAAGGCAGAGATTTCACCAGCATAGTCAGTATTCGTAATAGCTTCCGCTACTGAAGACTTCCTAAAGAAGTTGAGTACTTGCTTTGAATATACTTTTGGTAGGAAAAACGAGTTAGTTTGTCCCGATACAGAGTTACCAAAGTTACCGTTGGTGTCTGTGGATTGTTCAAAAAATTGGTCTGATTGGTTATAAGCCATGTTATATTACTCCTAAGTAGAAAAGATTATCCTCTACGAACTCTTCCCTCTTCCATAGCAATTTTGATTTCTTCTTCGTGTCTATCAAATTGATCAAGGGACATTTTCGCTATTTCACTTTCCGTCCAGATCTTAGCTTCTTTAGCATCTACATTGGTTGTTTTAGTAGATACCATATCTGCTGCAGAACCACCTTGCGGCTGTCTGTTACCTGAACGTCTTTTGCGAGAACCTTGTCCTTTACCAGTTTCTAATTTATAAAGATCTAAAGCTTTAACAGCTAAAGTAACATCATTAGGATTATTGTAGATCCAATCTTGTATCTGATTAGGTTGTTCCTGCGCCCACTCATGAAAGCTATCGTCTCCTCTGATTTGATCAAAGTCAGGATGTCTTTCTTGAAGAGCCGACTCAGCTTCTCGCGCTGCAATCTGTGCTTCCCGTTCTTCAATAACAGAAAATCTAGATCGTAGTGCTTCTACTTCTTGTTGGCTTCTCATATGAGCTACAGTTTCTACTGTATCATATAGATCAGGGTATTCAGTTCTAAAGCGGTCTAAGTCCTCTTGAGACTTAGGAGCTTGATATTGGGGTTCGACTTCTCTAGCCTGATCCCTAAGTTCTTGCTCAGTGCGCTTAAACTCTGAAAGCTTCTGATCATAATGTTTCTTTAAATCATCATAGCGTTTCTTATAATTAGTACTTGGTTCATCCTCAGAAGAAGGGGCCTTTTTCCGGGTGGCCTTCTGCTGTTGAGGTTCGGTATCATTATCATCTTCATAATACAAACTCTCAGCCGCGCTAGGTGTTTGCTTTCTTTCCTGCTTGTGCCAAGGTTTACGTGCATTATATGGATTTGATACTTCTTCCTCTTCGTATGCCTGTTCTGACATGGTTCTCTCCTTTTCTACGGGGCTTGTTTCTTGCAAGGTAGCCAATTTCAAACGTCTTTAAAATCTGGGGCTTGATACTACAAGGTAGCCGTACTGTTGTTTTTAGCGTCTTCCTCCCATTAGGCTTGGCATCTGATTAGCTGACATCATAGCCTGTGCTACAAGGTCTTCATCCTCTTTTCCCATTTGTTGATTAGGCATTCCATAAGGATTACTTAATAAACCGCCTTCTGCG